CTCTCATTTCATCAAAAGTATCTTCTGATAGGTTAAAGATATGGTTGTAGATATAATCTGATGAAAATAATTTAGTTTCCTGCATTTGACGAGCTAGGTCTATTTTTTCTTTCAATAGAGCTACTTTCTCTTGTTCGTAAATAACAGAAGGAGTCGTTAGTTTTATTTCAAAATTCGTTAAGGATTCTCCTGTGAATCCTTGAGCGTATAGGTGGATTAGTCCTATTTTAGTTAACTCACTCTCTACAATCCTCTGTATTCTTTCTACTGATCTTGCAAATCTAATATCTTCTGCAGCTAAAGTAGCTTTCCCTGATAGTTCTCCTTCGTATCCAAAATATGCTTTAGGTATTTTTAAAGCAGCAAATAGCTTACTTCTTAAATACTCTATATCATTTGTTCCGTCATATTCCAGGCCCTTAGTAGTCTCTATTCTAGTTGAGGTATCTCCTCCACGAACTGGTAGATAGAAGTCCTCAATCATATTCATCATATTGAACCTCAAGTTGTACTCTCCTGTACTTGGATCAACGTATGGAGTTTTCTTAATACTGTTAATAGTTTTTTGCATGAACTGCTCTACCTCGTTGGGTGGGATAGATCCTACATTAACAAAGAAAGTCCTTTTTTCCGGAGCTCTCATAATTCTATGAATCAACATAGCGTCTTCCATTAGGACCAGTTGTTTATAGATCTTTCTTCCTGGTTCAATATAAGATCTACCGTAAGGCAGGTAGTTTGTATCTGATAGTAACCGGAAGTGGGCTACTTCGTAGTTTTCCAGAGTAATAATGGATTTATTTGCTTTAGGTATGTAGTTTGGATCTGCTGAGGAAGCTAATCCATCTGGATCTATTGTAAATGTTACTTTAGATGGTTGTTTAGGATCTTGTCCTTCATATCGAACCATATTATACACTGTATAAGGAATAACATTGTAAATACCGAATTTTTCTGAGATTTCTAATTTCAAGAAGAAGTCCCCGTATTTACACATATTCCTAACCCAAGACCATAAATTAAATTCGATATTTAATACATCATAGTATAAGTTGTAAAGCACTCTTTGTATATTCTCATCAGAAGACTTAATTGAAAGGACTTCACCCATATCATTCTTCAATCCTGATTCATCTGCTAGAATATCTAATGCAGATGCAATAATAGGATCTGTATCCATCGCTTCATAGTCAGAATATAACTGTATCCTTAGTGTCTGATAATTCAGATTGGGATTGAAGATGTTTTTATTGTTGTAGATATATAGACGAGAGAATCTGTCTAGTAGAGAGTTTGTTTGATACTTCCCTGATGTTTGTATCTGATTTACATCAGCTATTTTTAGTTCATCTCCTCCTACATTCCTTACTAGAATGTCTGTTGAAAAGAGCCTCTGTAGGGAAGAAAATAAATTTCTTTCAGCCATTTTAAAAATGTTTTAATTATAAATAGGAACTTATCATAATAGCCAAGAAATATCTTCTTGACCGTATTGAGTTCTTAGAAGATATGGGTTTTGTTGGGAGGATCCAACACCGTAGACTGCCGGAGTAGCTCTTTGATTAGAAGATACAAAAGAGGATATTTGTGCTCTAGATAGATCTAAGCCTTGTTGCCTCATTCGAATAGCAGTATCTCTAACGTAAAGTGCAATAGCAAAAGCCATCACCAAATCATCGTTATAACCCACCTGTGCTTGTGCCTTACCGTTTTTCCATATGAACACACGCATTTCACTTAGAAGCCTTTTTGATCTTATTAGAACCGATCTTTCCCTTACATATTCCGTTAATTTAGCTACTACTAGTGGTCTGGTTTTTAAAGACATTGTAAAACCCGGTACTAGTTTGTCTCTTTCGTATTTAACCATATAGGACTCAACAGTCTCAGTGTCTGATCTAGAAGAATAATATAAATTCCTATACTCTCTTGAAACAATCTGTTCAATAGTAGCCCAGCCTATGTTAGCATTCTCTACTACCAATAACGCATCGTTATATTCCGAAGCTATTCCGACTAATACATTACCAAATTCTTTAGGAGATAGTTTCCCCTTATATTCTCCTACTTGAGAAGCATTATCTATATCGATAATGTGGAAGGTAGAGTAATCTGTAGAATCTCCTCTAGCGACGTCAGCTACTACTGCATAGGATTTAGTATAATCTACTGATTCCCATATCCAGAGATTCCCATCTACTCCTCTTCTTTCGGCAGGATCTACTACATAGGTCTGTTCGTAAAAAGCCATATTCTCAACCTCTATTACAGTATCCCCTGAAGACATAAAGTCACAGTTATGAGAGACTATGCCGTCTGTTAAATATAGGCTCCCATCCGCTACGTCTGTTAAATCATAGAGTAAGCTATCTTTTTTAGTAGTTAAGATAGTCTTAATAAAGATTCCTGGAGATATTTCTTGATTTTCTATTAGATTTTTTGCAAGAATCTCTTTCCCTTCTACAATGAATCTATGATTTTCAGATNCTTCGAGATAAGTNAGGTTAGATAGTGTAATCTGTACTACCCGGCTTTTTGTTGTTTTTCTTATTCCTGAGAAGCTTTTAAATCCAGTTGGAGTTTTTACCTCGTATTTCGTATTCTTTTTACAAGTAATTCTAGTCGATTTTAATAGGTACTCTGGTTCTTGTATTTTATTGTAAAGATCCTCTAAACTAATTTGTTTAGTTTCTTCAGTAGTAGCATCTTTTATCCCTATTAAACTATTCCCCCAAAGACAATCACATTCTTGAGCTGCATTCTTAACTCCTAGATCTTGATCCTGCTGATCTCTCCAGCTCTGATCTCTTTCAGGATGTACAGACCAGGGGAGTTTAACAGGTACAAAAGAGTTTTCTGCTGCTTCTGCTTTTTCCCAGGTCTTATGAAACCAGTTACCTACCCCATTAGGAGTAGAGAGCGCTATACACTGCCCTCCGGTAGCTAAGGTCTGTTGAGCAGCAGTAAAAGTATCCTCAATATTATCAATAAAAGCGGCCTCATCTACTAACAACAATGATACAGCTTCTGAACGAGCTGAATCTGAATTAGAGGATTTAGCTGTTATTTTAGATCCGTTTTTTAGTCTTAATGATAATTTATTCTTTTCCGTAAAAGGTAATTGCAACCATTTAGGTAGATTCTCATACATGAAAATCGTCTTTGTTACTAGGTTACGGGCAGTTGCTTGTGTTGTTGCTAATGCTAATACGTTCTTGTCTTTGTGAAAAAGCATTAACCAGAGTGCATATGCAGAGGCTAATGTAGAGATCCCTAACTGTCTTGATTTTAAAGTAATTATGTACTGATTGTCTCTAAATAGATGTAATACGCCTTCCTGGAATGGGTATAGATTAAATAAGATCCTTCCTCTGGTTGGATGCTGTATAAAGCAATACTTTTTCATAAAGTATGCCGGATCTTTAGCGCACTTTATGTATTCCTGTGCTACTATCTGCTTAACGTCGGGTTGACTCATATTATATAACTATATATTATAAATATAGGTCAATAAAAAAACCCGCTGTTTAGGACGGGCTGTTTATATTCGCTTTATGAAAGTCTTTACTCGTTCTTGTAGTTATCGGGATTCGTAACTATATCAACTGCTTTCTGTATTGCCTGTTCTCCTTCTATTTGTCCGTTATGAAAATCCTGGTTCAGTTTTGTTAGCATTTCATCCATTTCTTGATTAAACATACCCTGCGGTACTTCTATTCCTGCTTCCTCTAAGGTCTGCACAAGAACTTCCCCCATATGATCGACAGTTGTCTCCGGATCTCCTGATATTTCTGTTTCAAGGCAGCTTAAGATCTTATCTTTAGTATCCTGTGTAAGGTCAGAAGCGTCTGATTCCATTTCTGCAATTAGTTTAGAACCTGCTGTTAATTTATTTTCTGTTAAGAATTTTCTTAGATCAAAACCGCCTTTAGTATTTTCTTGAAGAGCAACAGGTTTTTCTTCTGTTTTTTTAACTGGTTTTTCTTTTTTATTGAATTTCTTATCGTATTCTTTTCTTAGTTTTTCTTCTGCTTTCCTTAATGCTGCAATATCCTTACGCATTTGTTTAATAGCTTTTTGATCGATGTGTTCTGCATGCTCACCTTCTTCTAAAGAAGTCACCTTCTCTTCCAATGCTTCATACACCTCTTTCATTTTATTCATTTTATGCTCATGAGCAGCTTTATTAGTGCCGCTTTCAATCTCTTTCATCAATTCATCGATTGAGTTATATTTTGGAAGAGGATCTTCTTGTACCATTTCTTCTTCCGCTACAGGAGCAGATGATGGGGCCATATTTGAAGAGATGCCTAAGGCTTTCTCTACCATTTCTACAATTTGCCTATCTCTTGTAGAAGCTGTTCTTGTATTGAAGTCTATTAACATTATTTTAGTTTTGTATATAAATAGTCAGTTATTTAGGTAAAGAGGGCTTTATTAAAATATAGAATTCCTTGATTAATTTTTGTACCTTCTGAAAGGACTTTATCAGGGTCTAGTTCTCTTAACTTATTCAGCAGTATATGTATGCATTCGATTTTACCTTTTTCTGTTACGTTAAGTAAATACCCTCCGTCTCCTGGTTTATCTTCAAACTTAGCTATTAGTAGAGCTTTCATTAGATTCCCTGCTATATTCTCTACTCCATCCTTTCCATAAGTGTTGATAAGATCGTCTAGTTGTTTAAACATAGATTGAATGAAAGGTGCTTTGTAACTTCTTAAAGACTCTTGATTAGCTACCTGTACTAGAGCTTTATTCGCTGTTCGAAGATCCTCAGCAGTAGCATGTATAGCGTTAGGAGGTAGTTTTTTTCTAGGACTTTCTTTAAATTCCACATAAAGAGCACTTATACTAAAAAGAGTATTAAGCCCTTTTAAAACTGTAGAATATGCTCCTATCCTCCCGATAACAATGCTGTTTGCAGTCTCCGGAAAGGATTTTATTTCAAGTCCAATTGTATTATTTAAGATGAGATCTGCATTACCCCCTCCTCTAGTGTCTTTTACGTCATAGTTCTTACTTAGTAACCAGTAAACAGCTATCTCTCCGTGTCCAGATCCTTTAGAACCTGCCTCTCCTACTTCTTGTCCGGCCTTGGGTGGGGATATTTTATAAAGCTTTTTAAAGGTCTCTAAATCTTCTGCTTGAATTGTCAATTCCCCTGTACTGGAAGGTAATGTGTAATTTCCTTTCACTTCTGGGATTTCTTCTCCTAATGCATGCTTAATTACTGCAGCATACCCTATACTTGCTGGTATTTCTTTTTTCTTTCTCATAACCTCTTGTTCTTCTTTTATTTCACTTGTAACCTGTATTCCAAATTCTGAATATATTTCATTAAGGATTTTCATATCCTCAGGATTATTCAGATCCGGATACCCTTTTTTACATCTAAACGCCCACTCATTGACTATTCTATCAACTATATTCATTACAGTTCTTCTGGTGTTTCTTCTGCTTCAAATGCTCCTGCTCCCGGTTCTTCTACTGGTGCTGGTTCTGTAGGAGCCGTGGGTGTTGTTTCAGCTCCAAACTCTTCACC